AGTATGGGCAATCTATTCTTAATGAAAGATGACCCATACCATCATTGTGGAGAATGGTTAAATCCAAAATGTTTCATTCCTGCGGTTAATATTATTCCAGAAGTATGCAAGATATCAATTACGACCTATGTTCCAGGCAAAGAAATGTCTAACATCATTACTTTTGAGCCTCAAGGAAGTCAATATCCTTGTCCACAAGGACCAGATAATTGCCCAAGATTAGTTGATGAATTGGGCAATGAAATACCATCTTTAACTTTAGATCAAGAGTATTTAGGGAAGGAATTTCTATGTCCTTCTAAGACACCATTTCCAGAAGTAATTAAGCCACAAATACCAGAAGATTGCTTAAATGGCATCATTAATGGTTTGACTGATATTTGTTTCACTTTCAACAATCTTGGTAAGAATAAATATCAGAAACATAGACAAGAATGCTTTCCATATTATTGTCAGGATTGTGGCTTACTACAGTCTGGCATTCAAATACGCTCACGTTCTGGTGCTACACTAGTAATGGATGATTCTGTAGAAGAACCAAGAGAAAGGACTGAGTGGGAAAGAACGCTCAAAGAATTTGATATGGATGGTTGCACGGGCAACTTCAAGGGTAGAACTTATTGGAAGTCTGCAACTGGACACTATATCGAGATGGCTGACATTGAAATTCAGCCATCCCTCAGAAGTGAGAGAAATGGCATTAACATAGTGACTGCGTGTGGTAACAAGATTTGTTTGAATGACCACACAAAACCTGGATGTATTGCTGGAGAATTGCGCGGTATTCATATAGAGAGTACATCCAAGCATCAGATTGATCTTTGTGATAATACGAACAAACAGTGTAGTGATATTAGGCGAGGGTGTGAAAAGGCTGGACCTTATGCTAAGAAGGCATTTGTTAGGATTAGAAGTGGTTATGGTTTGACGATGACTTTTGCAGATGCTGATGACCAGATTAAGACAGACCAACAATATATTCAAATTATGTCACCTCAGAGGGACAATTTGATTAGAGGGCCGCACGTTTTCCATATGCAGGAGAAGGCGGATGGGGCTGGGCAGGTATTCTTGAGGGCTGGTGGCGATTACATTGTTTACTCATACGATCAGTTCGTTGAGGTAGTAGGTGAAGAAAAGGACAATCCATCGGACAAGATGGAGTTTATTTCTCGTAACAAGTTGGTTAGTGTAAGAAATGTTTATTACAACAAATCAGGGACACATGTTTTCTGGGCAGATGATTATATATTCTTATTAGCGGGCAGAGATATTGGGAATGGTCCTGTGGGTAAAGGCGATCCTGTAATATATCCTGTTTGCGTTGCTTACGAACAAATTCCCGAATATGTTTCTCATGTGACTGGTATTAAAGCTAGTGAGCATGTATTTGCTTCGGCTTTGAAGGAACCTGAAGAATGTGAAGGAATTGCAAGTGATTAATAAGGAAATCAATGCCTAAATACAAAGGAATAATATATCCATTATGCAAGCACCATCAAGGCTTTCTGCACCACGCAAATTCTGATTTGGAGCAGTTGAAGTGCAACATGGCTACTATTGTTCTGACAGAGCCTGGAGAAAGGGTTTACGAACCTTACTTTGGCACATACATACTTAGAGTGAATCTAAACGCTCCTGAAGAAGTTGTTCTAGATACATTCAGACAAAATGTTGCCAAAGCTTTAAAACAATGGGAAAGAAGGGTCCAGGTTCAAGATGTTAAAACTAGTTTAAGTATATACGAAGATAATTTGATATTGATGGTAAGTGTGTATTTTATTGACCCTTTTAACTTAACCGATGTAGAGGAATTGCACGTTCAGAAATCTCTTGGAGGAATTGATGGCCGACCTATGCCCTTTTGATGTGACCCCTTTAGCTGTATCAAGAAGGATAACTCAGACTCCTATTTACAATTTAAATTATACGAGTCAGGATTATCATTCGATGAAGGCAAGAATGCTAGAACTCATGCACAGCAATTTTGGGAATGAATTTAATGATTTTGCAGAATCGAGTATGGCAGTCATGCTTATTGAATGCTGGGCTTGGTTAGCTGATTTGCTTTCATTTAAAATAGATCAAATTGCAAATGAATTGTTCATTGATACTGTTACTGAACCTGAAAATGCTTTTAGATTAGCTAAACTACTAGGATTTAGACCACAACCGCCATTGCCAGCGAGAGCAATGTTTATGGCGTCAAAGAATAGCCCACACTCTTTAGATATTTCGATTCCGAGTCCATTAATAGTGTTATTGGAAACTGGCTCAGGTGAAATAAGATATGAATTATACCCAGCAGACGTAAACAACAACCCTATTTTTGGGCAGGAGATAGTCATACCCGCTGGGAGTACGTTCAATAATTCAATAGTTGGCTTAGAAGGCTCAAGTCATAACATTACCCATGTCAGCACAGGGCGAGCTAATCAGACTGTTAATTTACCATATGCATCTGTTTTTTATAACTCCATTAATATAACTTCAAAAGATATTGTTTGGGAGCAGGTTGATAATTTCACAGAGTCAAAAACTAGACCAGAATACATTGTTGATTATGACGCAGATTATAAACCAACCGTAATTTTTGGCAATGGTAAAGCAGGAATGATTCCTCCACAAAACACAATATTAAAAATCAGTTTCAGAATTGCGAACAGGCTTACGACCGAAATTATAACGGGTGGTTTAGAAAGTAAAGCATATATGAATGTGCCTGGAATCCCTTATGGCATAACCATAGATGTGAAAAATTACACAAAAAGTGATTATGGGTATCCAGGCGATTCTATTGGTGAAATTAGAAGAAAATTACCAGAATTTCTAAGAACTCAAAATAGAGCGGTCACAGGTGCTGATTACAAAAATTTAGCCAATGGTTTTATGTCGCCTTACAATGGTTCGATAGGCAAAGCAACGGCTGTAGTGCGAAATCATGGATGTGCGGGTAACATAATTGACATTATAATGTTGGCACAGACAGGCAATTATAAACTTGTTAAAGCTAATGACAATTTGAAAACAGAGCTAATGGAACATTTGAATAACAAAAAAATGTTTACAGATTATTTATGTGTAAAAGACGGTGAAATAATTTTAGTTGATATACACATAAATGCGACATTGGATAAGATTAACAAAAAGGCCGAAGACGCTATTGAAAGAAAAATAGTAGATAGCATGGATTGGTTTTTTGATTTGAATAATTGGGAATTTGGGCAACCTTTGAAAGATACAGATATAGTAAGGGCTTTATCTGAAATAAAAGAAGTAACCAATTTTGAGGTTAATTTTATTTCAACGCAAAACATTAATTCATTGGATAGTGTAATAAATCCTAGATATAGCGAAATAGTCAGGCCAGATAATATCAACATAAACTTTACTTACAAATCTGGAGAATAAATGGGGTTTAAGAAGTATACAGACAGTCCTACAGTAACTGATACCATTCTTTTTAATCTAAATACAGAGAATGATGATGGTATTGACGCTGACCCATTTTCAGTAGAAAAAGTATCAATATTTTATTTGGAAAAAAAGACAAATAACAATACAAGGAAGATTGAAAAGAAATTTTATAATACAGATTTACAAAAACAATATGAAGAATGGAAAGAGATTACCGTTAATGATCCTTATTTAAACAACATCAACATACTCAGAGACATTAAAACCAAGCTTGATAAGACTGCTACAAGCACAGATATTTATTACAAAGAAGCACAGTTTGTTATGTCAACACTCCCTCCAATCTGGACAGCCGATGGCAAAGTAAGAAACATCGTTAATTTTGTTGATAAAAACAAGAAACCTATTCCTGGCATGTTCTCTTTTGCATGGCTACCTAAAGACATGAGGGAGGGCGATTATGTCATTAGATGGGAATGGCGCAACGTAGAAAAAGGCAAAATAAGGTCATCGGAAAAAATATTCAGCATAAGTCCAAGTCAAGAAGTGTCAAGTGGTTTGAATTTAGTTTACAGGGACAAATATGATTTATTATTGAGAAAATATATCCCAGCAATGTATTTCGTAAAAACTAAGCCAAATGATCTAACACCAAATATTTTAGGCAAGCTTAACAAAACAATAGGTCAATGTTTCCTCGAAATAGAGGATATGGCAAGTAATCTTTTCACGTTATCTGATGTGGATCGCATTAATACTAAATTTCTGCCTCTCCTTGCCAATAACCTTGGGTTAAATTTAAGATCGGATAGCACGGATGCTTGGCGAAACCAAATAAGATTTGCTTCTCGTTTGTACAAAAAGAAAGGTACTTATGAGGGGTTAAAACAAGCATTGGACAAGGCTGGAGTCACTCTTCTCAAACTTACTAACCTATGGCAAGTTGTGTCTAGGTGTAATTGGACAGATGGGTTTTTAATAGACAAGGATATAAATTTAGACACACAAATCATTGGTTATTTGACTAAAAAACCTATAAACGATGATATAACTGTGGACATAAGGTCTTCTGATAGCAGTGAGTATCTCTCACTGCCTAAAGATATTGTTAGTTTTCAAGAAGTACAAGCGCCTGAGACAAAGACGGCAATTGTTTGGCAGGGTGGTAACATCGACCCTCAAATACCTTTGATTAAGGGCGATCTTTTAAGGATCAAATACCAATATGATAAAATTTCAGACAGTGATGCAACTGTCGAAAAATACATAGAAGAATTGTCTCTAGCTGACCAAAGAGATGAATTGAAGGTAAAATATCCTCTTAAGAACTGGAATATAAAGCTTATAGAGGAAGATGATCCTTTATTTAACTTGCTCATAACCGAAAGGAATCCTTTCTATTCTTCAGTTGTGTTTGGCAAAATCAGAACCACATTCCTTTATAGTGAAAAAGTGTTCAATATGGACACTTATAATGGTAGCTTATACAACTCTAATAATCCATGCGACATTGATAAAGACTTCATAGACACATGTGATGGTGGTAGAAGCAGCAAGTTTAATATCTATTTAGAATTCGATAATGTGACTGACGACAAAATCAAAGAAGCTAAAGAAATAATTATAGATTATTCGCCATTTCATGCTATTTTACATAATATCATTATAAGCAGCAAGATATCCGATTATGTTTTGCCGCCTGTCGAATTAATCAAAAGCGATATCAAAGAAACCAAGAATAAAGAAAAGGTTAGTTTTGGTGAGGCTATTAAGTGTAAAATCAAGTACAAAGATGGAAGGGAATTGGAGGGAATAATATGAACGAATTAATAGTTCCTAAAGGTTATATTCAGGCAAAAATAAGGTATAAAAACGACAATATCGAGATATTAAGGTATAAAAACCAAGTATTGAATAAAGGGAAGAGTTTTCTAGCGAGATGTTTACTCGAAGAGAACAAGAACACCGTTCATGTCGCAAACATGCTCTTTGGGGATGGCGGCACTGTAAACGGAACACCAAAAGAAATTTCTCCAAGTGTTGAACATTTAAGTGGTGTAACCAGGATTAAGAAACCAGTGGTTTCACAAATTGATCCTGAGTCACCAATACAGGCTATTTTCACAGTTATTATTGGCGAAGAAGAAGGCAATGATTTTACTATGAATGAAATGGGCCTTGAGCTTAGTGATGAAAGTCTTTTTAGCTTATCAACTTTCGCAGATTTCAACAAAACAGACCAAATGGAAATTACTTGGAGTTGGTCCATCGCATTCATGTAAGAGGTAGAATGTATAAATTATATCAATACAAGCCCATAAAAATGGGGTTTGTAATCCTGTGTCAAAATTGCAATTTTGCACACCTTAAGAACACATTAAATTCCATAAATGTCTGTTATCCTGCCGCCAAAGTAACTGTGGTTGTCCAAGACAAATGTGAAGACTACCCAAAAGCCATCAAAGGCGGTAACACACTAGCATCTATGATGAACAAAGGTTTAAAAGAAACAGCGAGTGCTGAATGGAATTTTATTATATATGCAGATGGGTGGATCAAGGATAGACTTGATATTAAATATTCCTATTTTATAGAATCGAATAAGGATATTCTTTACCCTATATCAAAAACCCGAAGCACTAATTACAATTTCATGTCTCATGATAATGGCATGATGATACATAAAAAAGCTTTTGCGGACATAGGTGAGTTCCCAGATGAGTCTGCGGAGATAAGTAAGTTGATGTGGGCGGCAACAGCTTTGGAGAAAGGATACAAATTTAAAGGTGTAGTTGGCGGCAGGTTTTTTAATTAAAATTGTTAACATAATGACTATTATACTTTATGCCAACAATAATTCAAGATTTTACTAATAGTATTGTAATTACTATTGTGCTGGACAGCTTAGCGAACACAAGTTCGGTCGCTTCAACTGCCATTAATAACAGTGTGACCAAATATCTCTCAGGGAATATTCAATTAAAAATTCGCACTGGTGTTGGCACAACTGCAACTGGCACCGTTCTCGTTTATATTTTAAGAAGTGTGGATGGCGGCACAAATTATGATGATTTGAACACCAATGCTGAAATTTTAGGGGTGTTCAATGCTAATGCAGATGCTACAGATTATAGATTTAGTATCGACACCAATACAGTAGGAAGTCTTCCTGATTATTGGAAACTTGCCGTGACCAATAATAGTGGCGCAGCATTTAATGCAGTAGCCGCTAATTTCAGCGTAACCATGTTGGCCAAGTCACTATTAATCGTATAAAAAAGGAAGCATGATTGGGATAGAGCCGAATTCTATTTATTTAGGGAAGAATACATCTGACGGCACCCCTGTCAAGTTGCATCCTTTTAAACCATCCCCTGGTCGTACTAATCCTGGCCGCAAATTATTTAAAGCTTTAAATAATACTACATTAATCACGGCAGATCAGGCTGGTACTCCATATCAGTTTAGTTTTATAATATCATTATCTAATGCTATAGGTGCTGTAAGCCTATACAACAATACTAATGCTGGCATAACTTACGACGCCACCCTTAATGCAGGCGGCGACATATCATTTAGTGTAACTGATATAAATGGCACTAGCACAATAACAACTAACACGGTAGTTGAGGTTGGGTGGAGTTATGAATTCACTTTTCAATATGTTTATAGTGGTGAAATAGGTTTTAATCGTTCCGATTTTATGCGTATCTTCATAAACGGAATAGAAACGACTTGGGTTATAAATTTTGACGGCTTAGCTTCAGTAAGTGTTGCACTGGCAGCTTCTACTTTGACTGTTGTTAGTAGTGCAGATACTTATGTTTTAGCAATTGCTCAGTGGTGGTATGCGTGGTGGGTCTTGTGGGGTGCCGCATTTGCATGGCAGTGGTGGTACTACTGGTGGTATGCATGGTGGAGAAGCTGGTGGTGGAACTATTGGTATTATTGGTGGTGGTGGTACGTTTGGTGGGATTGCGTAATAACTGGTTGTGATCCAAATGATTGTGGACCAAATGCTTGTCATCCCGCAGCACCATTTGACACAATATACCATTATGAAACTCGTAGAGGCGAGATTGACTTTGTTTTAGTTGGGGCAGGTATAAGAGACTTTGATACCAATGTAACTCCAGCTATTATAACCGTTCCACCATTGCCTGGACCTGTTGTCAAAGCTTATCTTTACTGGAATACTATAGGTGGACCGTCGCCTCCGTGCCCTGATACCGCAATATTTGATGGCGATTCTGGGGCGGGGGATATCATTGGATGTTGTGGCAACACTTGTTGGTCTGTATATTGCGTGAACAGTGGCCAAGATACTGATGATACTGTTCCAGATCAAAATTTGCTAAATAAGGTTTGGTTTAGAGATGTGACCAGTCTTGTTACTGGTGCTGGGCCTTATCCAGTTTCGATTCCTGGTGTTGTGCCAGGTGATTTCATAGCTTACGCAGCGTCTGATTCACCATATTATCCTGGTTGCCAGGGTGGACAAGGTATAGCTTTATTAGTCATTCATGAACTAGAACCGCAACCGACGATGATTACCAGACAACGTTTTAATTGTTGTAAACCAATTGGTGAAGAAACGGTACTTCAAAGCAAATCAAAAGAAATCATTATATATCATGGTGCTAAACTTCTTTCTTTTCAACCACCTGAACCGCCCACAATTGGCGGCAGTAGTAGCCATAGCATTACATTCCAAACAAAATATTCATATGAAGGCAAATTGGCCAATGGTGTTGGCGATGCCCAAAGTCAATATGCAGATAGCTTCTCGTTTAATGGTGTATCACTTCCGCCATTCCCAAGTTATTTTAATCCAGATGATGCAGGTAATTTACTGCATGTTAGGACAGAATATCTGCCTTCGCACTCAATAAAATGCGGGTGTGGTCCAAGTGGACAAAATAACATAGCTACAGCCTCAACCCCAGATGATTGCTTGTGCTGGTTCTTGTTTGTATTCTCTGGTGCGAAAATATGCATAACAAAAACATAATATTAAATTAACCCATAAACATATGCCCAACGATTGTTATGCATATGTTTACCAGCATTTACCTGATTGTTTTAAATCAAACCGTCCAAGGTAGTTAATTGTAAATTTGAATTTTTAGCATAAAATTCAGCAAGTAAATTATTTTCTTTCATAAATGAGTACATGGCGATTTCCATTTTTGCATGATGCTTATGATGTGTGCCATTATTTTCTAAAACAGCCAAATTATTCAAACTATTATTTTTTTTGTCACCATCACAATGATGCACTATAAATTTATCATTCCAAATCATATTCTTAAGTTTAAATAATTTTTTTGCTTCATACACATGCAACTGCTCTCGATTGCCTAATATTCTAAAATATGGCAATCGACCCCCAGAGGCAGTGATTTTTTCCCCATCTATTTCACTAATAAATACTTGGTCAAATTTTCTTCTTATGCAACCACAAGATCGCACATGGTTTTTTTTCAACTTTGATAAACTAGCATGAATTGTATTGCCACAATCACAATCGAGAATAAACCATGTACCTCTAATCTTTGGATGAGGCTGGGTATTTCTAACAGTGAGTTTTGTGAATCTTTTACCAATATAATTTTCAACTATAACCTTTTCTTTATTCCTTCTTCTAGTTACTAACATTTTTTCAATTTGCGATTTATTCTTTATTGATAAAAGGCATCCACAAGACTTAATCCGCCCAGATGACAACATGTCATAACGAATTACTTTTTTACTACCGCATTCACAAAGACAATAAGCATATCTTCTGCACTTTTCGTTTGTGGGTATTTCTTCTATAATTGTTAGTTTGTTAAATTTATTACCTATTGGCAAGTCACGCTTTTTATAAGACATTAAATATCCCCATATATGAAACTCCACCTATTATTATGTTTATGCATACCTTCGTCCACTTCTGTTAAATAATTGAATAAAGATTGCCATCCAGCAAACATAAATTCTTTGGGTATAAAACCAAAATACCATAAAGGTATGTATGAAATATTATCTAAATTTGTCACTAATAATGTAGGTTTTTTAGCATTATTACTATTAATAATTTCATGCACTGTGCCTGTTGTTGGTATTTTATAAGGGAGATAAGCAATTAAAAAATCACTTCTATCTACTAAACATAAATCTTTACGAACAAATCCCTTCGCAATACGCATTATTGTATCAACATCACCTTGCTCTCTAGCTTTATACAAATCTGAACTGAGATTTTGTTTTGGGTCGTCAAAAGGATCAAATATATTTATGCTGAACTTTTGTGTTAGGAAATTTTTAGGTTCAGTTCGCCAATTGTGTTCTGTAACATCATGCTCAATAGCCCCAGACAAATAAACTCTTCTATCTTTTAAGCATCCCATCGCTGTTCCTTTATATTGGTTTTATTTAGACTATTATAAATAACAAAGGAGAAAGTAAATGTTAAATACAGAATTTCTAGAAAAAATGGATAAATTGGTGGAAAAGGCTCCAGAAAATCGGCACAGTTATTACCAGTTGAAATATTTTGTCATCGGCAAACAGCCTACCACACAATCTCAATTATGGCAATGCCTAACTGAGTTACAATCCAGAAAAGAAACAATGGAAAGTATCACCATGCAGATGGAAGATTCGAAGGATGAGTTGCAAATCTTGGATTTACAAGAACTTAAAGACAATGAAATCGAGAAAGGCATTAGGCACGTTTCTAAGGAAATTGAAGAAATATTCAAAAAAGAGAAGGATATCAAGATAAAGAGATTAAAAAGGAAAAAGGAATCAATAAATAGAAATATAATTAAGTTAGAAAAGCAATTAGATTTTGTAACTCAAGAAGCAAGATTTTTCGTGCAAGCTTTTGAAGCTTTAGAGAAGGTAGAGCCATTAAAGGATTTTGATGACTATGAAGCTCAGAAGGAACTATGGGAAGCTAAGGTTTCAGAAGAAGTTAATTTAAGGCTTCTTTTCCACCAGCCATTGAGTTCAGACACTTTAAAGACAGCACTATCTCTACACGATGATTCTAGGATTAAACAAGAGGTTTTCAAAATGATAGGCAACTTAGAAAAAGCTAATGTCAAAATGATAGAAGATAATAAGCTCAAAATTTTGGATAAGCCTAAATTGGTGAACAAATTAATGGAGAAAGTATGAAAAATAAGTTGTCCTTGAACAAGCTGCACAAAGATGGCGCACTATCCGTATTCCCAAAAGGAAAAGATTCAAAGTTAAGTCTGCACGAAGCAAAAAATAATGCTGAAGACAAACTAAGACAGACGCTTGCCATTAATGGTAAATATATTGTGCTTCATGATGCAAGTAAATTTCCAGATAGTGGCATCATTAAAATCACTCCAGCTAACTCAGCGAACCTCTTGGAATCTTTTGAAGTGATTTTCTATGCAAAAAAGAGTGGCGATCATCTGATTATGTTGCAAAGAGGCTATGGCGATTCGTCAGCTAACACTTGGCCATCTGGCAGCAAAGTATCCTGTCCATTGATGGCTGAACACCATAATGCATTGAAAGATGCAATTATACAAATTCAAAAAAAGATCGGTTTGGAAAAGAACCCTTCTGCCGATTCAATTAATGGAATACTGAACTATTTGGAGAATAAGTGGCTATCACCAAAACCAGTTTTTAGAGCTTATCCGAGAATGGGTGCATCCCCTTTAACTATAACTTTTCATAATTTTTCTACTGGATATGGTGGTAGATACTTATGGGACTTTGGTGACGGTACAACAAGCACAGAAAAGAACCCAATCCACACTTATCAAGATGAAGGCAAGTACGCAATAAGATTGACAGTCATCTCTACAAACGGTTCACAAGGATTAACCGAAAAAAGTGATTACATAGAGGTGAACAACGAACAGCTTCCTTCATTCTTCTACGTTACACCTCTACAAGGTTCAACAACTACAGATTTTGAATTTGTAGATCAAAGTGATGGGGATATAGCGGAAAGACATTGGTTTTTTGGCGACGGCACAGATGCAACTGTGAGTAACCCAAATATTCATACGATAACACATCGTTATGAACAAACGGGTAACTATGTGCCATCGTTAATGATAAGACTTACGAATAATAAGACAAGAAGAGTGCATTTGCCAGAAGGGATTATAGTAATATGAGTAATTATCCTGCAACGTTTGACACAAATAATAATTTATACTTGGTAAGGGATGCTTTAAAAATTCCATTAGGAGCGGACTATCATGTAGGACAAAATCTAATTATTGCAGATGGAGACATTAGTAAGTTTCCTCCAAGCGGTATTATTACTCTCATAGACCAAGATAGCCCTGCGCACGAACGCGCAGTTTCCTTTCATTACAGTCAAAGAACCAGTAGAGAATTTTTAGACTTAGAATTACTGAGCAATTCCATAGATTGTTTCAAGCCTAAGAAACTCACTGTTATTACGATGCAGGTAATGTCGGATCATCGTGAGGCTTTAAAAGATGCAATTATGTCTATAGAGAGGTTTTTAGGGCCAAAACATGTAGTAGATAACAATCCAAATGGGGAAACGATTTTTGGAAGAATTAACTTTTTAAGAAATATTTTGTTCGAGCCGAAAGCTTGGTTTGAAGCAGATAAGACAACAGGTGCCTCACCATTTACAGTCAATTTCGTATTTACTGGCACTGGTAATACTGGTCCAGTTGGCGAAGTTGAATACATATGGAAATTTGGGGATGAAGACGAATTAAAAACAACAGAACCAAGTATACAAAAGCTGTTCCTAGACCCTGGCAACAAAACAATCTCTCTAACAGTAAGAAACCAATATGGAGAAGACTCAGTATCATTTCCTAATATGATTAAAGTAAAAGGTCAGGCACCAGAACAAGCACTTATTAGATTTGCTCCACAACAGCAACAGCTTGGGTTCATGCATAACGATGTGATGCCCAAGATCAGGGCGCAAGTAAGACAACCTATAGCAATTGAAATACCACAAAAGATGGTCAGCGAGAAAAGAACTTTTGCGGGTGAGCGAATTGATCCAAATACTTCAAGAACTAATGATGCTATTACTAGCTACACATGGAATCTTGGAGACGACCTCCCACATGCTAACTCGCCAAAAACTAAAGCTTTGTATAGTGTCGGAGGTTTATACGATTTGGTTGTGAGAACCGACACAGCATCTGGCACCCATAGAACCACCGTTTATCCTAATGCAATTGATGTTATTGAACCAGTAAATATATGGATGTGGACAATAAACGATAAACAAATCAGATCATATGAGTTTGGATTGTTAAGTGAAGTCTTCAAGACTTCCAGTAATACAACAGAAATTGATATTGATGACTCCTTCATTGACAACACTCACCAGAGAGAGAAATTTGAATTCTGGCGCAACAATAATTCTGCTAAGAAGGGAGATGTAAAGTCTGGGCAAGGCGGCGATTTGCTTATGTTTTGGGCAAGTGGTAAAGGTGAAAATTCTGTAGGCGAAAGAATTAATTTCAATGAATACAATGGGTTCTCTGATACATATACATCGAAGGACTCGATAGCTGGAAGACCTTGGAATTGGGCATCACTAGCAACTAACAGTAAAATATATTTCGTTTTTGGTAATACCGTTGATGGCCCATTACCAACTTTGTCCATGACGAACCAAACTAAGATTACCTATGACACAGGAAGTTCTGCAATTTCATATGATGAAATAGAATACAGAAATTATAAAAATGGGGCGCATAATCTTATCCTTAACCCTGATGTTTTCGATAAGGATTATAATGTAGAACATGGTCATTTTTCTGCCTATAGAACAGCTTGGAAGAATAACACTGGATATATACTGAGAAATTCGCTTTTGGGAGACGATTTCTCTTTCCAACATTTCTACAGAACAGAGGGTACGGTAGGTCAGCCATTTTTAAATCTTGTGAAGCTTCCAGATTTGCCTGGAGAGAATCATAAAGATGGAGATTTGGCTGCACTAAGTAATGGAGTATATTTCTTCAATAATTCAGGCATGACTTATTGTTATGGTAGTTCCACTGGAACTTGGGAATTAATAACGCCACACAATAAAGTAGCCATTAATGACCTGGATGGTCTAATGGCAACGTCTGATTCAGACACTAAAGCCTATTTAACTTTGGATGGCATGAACAATGGTTTTATTAGGTTCAATGAACTAGATATGTCTTACACGACGTTGAATCAGAAACCAACAGGTAAACAATGGCATATAACACTTTTTTAAGTCGGCTATATAATAGATAAGGAGACAATGCCAAAGGCGATCCCAAAATCAGTATACCCTATAGCTTTAGATTCCAATTATACTCTATTTAGCACAAATAACAGTGCGCAAACCGTACTTTCTACAGACCTAGACAAAGCAAGTGATGTAATTGATATTTATCCTAAAGTTGCGAACGATGCTGATATATGGGCAGACAATGGGTTCGTTACCATCGAAAAAGAAATAATCTATTACGACAGTGTAACTAAAGACAAAAATAATAAAGTAATACAACTAAAAGATTGTATCAGAGGAGTTGAAGGAGAAGCACAATCTTACCCTACTGGAACGTCTATATGTGCAAATGTTGTAGCACAATTACATAACCAATTAGTAGATGCAATCATTTCTATTGAGAATACTATTGGCGATATCTCGGATATGCTTAAGATCGGCACGAATCTTAAAACCCAACAGAGCGTCAGAAAAAACCTTGTGCCTAAGAACAATGCAATGTCTGCTGTAGATATAGCTTTCACAGCATCTCTCCACCAAAACTTAACAACAATGCTAGGGTGTGCGCCAGCACCTGATGATGCTTGCCCTGATGTTGAATTTGAATTTAACATTATGGGGGGCAAAGCCGAATATTGTGTAAGAATTTTTGGGAGCTATACATCTTTTCAAGTAAATTTTGGCGATGGTAATTTCACCACCACGCAACTGTCTGGCACTATACAATATAATGGTGGTAATCCAACGGTCTGCGTGACGACACCGACCTGTACTTTGGTACAAATGCCGACGACACCAAATGAGGGTTGTGAGGCACCAACATTACCAAACCCGTCCATTCCATTCGTAATTGCTGTGCCTGAAGTACCAGATTGGCCAGGATTTATACCACAGAAGAATATCTGTCCTGGCCCGTTGTTTAATCTGCCTCCAATAATATTTCCTAAATCTGAGTTGTGTGCAGCAGCTTCAACAATACCATCTTGTTGTATGCCTAGCATCATAATCTCTGTAATAGAGGCATGTAAAACTCCACAAATTATAAGAGTCATAAGTCCATGCAGAATAAGCATTATCTCATTGGTAGGATGCGAACTGCCAAGCCAGATATCTCTTGTTGGATGCTGCCCGCCGAGCATAATCAGTATTGTGGCACCAAGCCTGGAATGTATAAAGTTTTGTGAACCACCTAGCTTCCAGTGCATAAGCTTTTGCGCTGTGCCGAGTTTTGATACAATTAGTTTTAGCAGACCACCGAGCTTTGATCTTGTAAGCTTTGCTCCATTTCCAAGTATAGGAAAAGTATCTTTTGATGTTGCAGTAAATCTAAGCTTAAGTCCAGTGTGCTTCTGTGAGCCACCTAGCTTTGCTCTAATCAGCTATGCTCCATTTCCAAGCATTGGGAAGATTTCATTCGATGTAGGCGTAGCCTTAAGCTTAAGTCCAGTATGTTTCTGTGAACCACCTAGTTTTAGCTGCATAAGCTTCTGCGAAGTTCCAAGTTTTAATGCAATTAGTTTTGAGCCATTCCCAAGTATTGGAAGGGTGTCATTTGATAGTGTGCCTAGCTTTAGCTGTATAAGTTTCTGCCAACCACCTAGCTTTGGATTTATAAGCTTTGCGGCAGCACCTAGCTTTGAGGCAATCAGCTTTGCGCCATTCCCAAGCATAGGGAGAGTGTCTTTCGATATTGGTATTAGCTGTATAAGTTTCTGCCAACCACCTAGCTTTGAGGCAATCAGCTTTATAACTCCAAGTTTTGACAAAATATCGTTTGCACAAGTGCCGAGTTTTAACTGCATAAGCTTCTGCGAAGTTCCAAGTTTTAATTGCATTAGTTTTTGTCCACCGCCAAGTTTTGGATTTGTAAGTTTTACTACACCGCCCAGCTTTGCGACAATCAGCTTTGAACCATTCCCAAGCATAGGGAGAGTGTCTTTCGATATTGGTATAAGTCTTAGCTGTATAAGTTTTTGTGCTGTGCCTAGTTTTGGGCCAATCAGTTTTGACCCATTCCCAAGCATAGGCAGAGTGTCTTTTGATGTTGGTATAAGTCTTAGTTGCATAAGCTTCTGCCAACCGCCTAGCTTTGGGTCAATCAGCTTTGAACCATTCCCAAGTATAGGCAGAGTGTCTTTTGATGTTGCAGTAAGTGTAAGTTCAATATGTTTTTGTGAACCGCCTAGTTTCCAATGCATAAGTTTTTGTGCTGTACCTAATTTTGATTGCATAAGCTTTTGTGCTGTGCCTAGCTTCGACAAGATATCATTCGCCAATGTACCTAATTTTGATTGCATAAGCTTTTGTGCCGTACCAATCTTTGATCCAATATGTTTTTGTGAGCCGCCTAGCTTTGATCCAATATGTTTTTGTGAGCCGCCTAGCTTCGATCCTGTATGTTTTTGCGAGCCGCCTAGCTTTGATCCTGTATGTTTTTGCGAGCCGCCTAGCTTTGATCCAATATGTTTCTGCGAACCACCAATGTTTGATCCTGTGTGTTTCTGCGACCCGCCAAGCTTTGATTGCATAAGCTTTTGTGCCGTGCCAAGCTTTGATTGCATAAGCTTTTGTGCCGTGCCAAGCTTCGACAAGATATCATTCACCAATACCCCTAACTTCGACAAGATATCATT